TAATCACCCTTGTCGTGAGCGTTTCTATTTCGGTAGACTTTTACCTCCCCTTTAGAATCATATACGACATCACCATTCTCATCTGCTAAAGCGAATACAACATCCCATACAATGACTTTTCTTTGTTCTTCTTTACTCATTTTGTTTTCTCCTCTTTAATAACAGTTAATTTATCAAGGTCTTTAGGCACATCACCAAACATGTGGTTGAGCGTACCATCTTTGTTTCTGGTCGCTTCCTCATAAGTCCATTCTATATCTTTAATATTATTTCTTATGTACTCCTGTACATAATCTTCTAAGTCTTCTTCCTTACACTTAAAGTGTACGCCAGTCTCAGTGTGGTTTATGTCTACAGAAAAGATCTTCTCCTTCTCCTTCTCCTCGTTATTCATTTTGATACCTCCATCTCCTCAACGATTACTTCACAACAATCTTGTACCTCTTCAACTAAAGATCTTAGATCAACCTTGCCCCTATTAATTTCACCAACACACTCTTGCCATTGAGCAGGTGTCATCTCATTCTCTGGATCTATGTCACGTTTAGATAGTATGATTCCTATCTCGTTGTTGGGATTGAAAGTGTAGTCGTAGTGGTCATCCCTCCACTCTAACTTGTCTGGCTCAGGTAACTCAATGATAGAACAATCATCATCTGGATGATCATATATCATAACTCTACCGTAAGCATCATGTTTATACCCACCATCTTGATTAACTAAGGCATAGGATAAATCCCATACTACCGATTCATATCTACTAAGTTCTTTCAGTGTTTGTTTCTTTTTCATTTTGATATCTCCTTTGGTTCTTTTACATGAAACACCCAGCCATTTTTCTGGGTGAGTTCTGCTTCTAATATGCCCCTTTCATATAGCTCGCTTATCAATCGATAAGTCTGATACTTCAAGGGAGTTCTCTCTTCTCTTTCGTAGTAATTATATTCAATTATATAATCCACGAACATAGTGGCTAACTCATCTGTCCCTTCTACTCGTACGGTTTTACTCATGCCAGTGCTCCTTCATTACAGATTACTTCACCCTCTGTCTCTATCCATACCTTAGCCCCACATGATAGTGGTTTGTCTGGCGAATAGATAATGGTACATGGCTCAGTGATAGTTACTGAGTGACAATAAGTATTGTCCTTGTATGTCTTCACTGTGATGACAGGCTCTCTTTCTCCTGTCTTACCATTACTTTTTATCTTGTGCTGGTTTATATGTATCTTCTTCTTCATTTTATATTACGTGCTTCTATTAGTTTGTACTCTCCATTTTTACATTCCACCACAGATAACCGAACGACATCTTGAGTTGTTAGTAACTCATCCTTTGCTTCGGCAATCTGTTGACTTGTTGGGATACTCTCTGGGTCATCCATGTTTACGACAATGCTGTATGATGCACCGTGCATGTTGTAGAGTTGCCAACAGTATGGCACTCCATTGCTTGTATATTCTATGTATCCATCATCAATCATAAGAACTTTGGTTTAGCTTTTTCATATTCATACTTAGCAAGTCTATTCATGACCAGTTCCATCTGCTCCAGGATCATTAGTCTCTTATGTCTCTCAGCAGGAACTACTTGCAAGCACCTTACATCATCATACATATCATTGAGATCGTAGTGGATCTCATTGAGTGTTATGCACTGCGTCTTTTGTTTTTCTTTTGTGTTTATACTCATAACTTTTTAGCTTCGTCTTTACTTAATACCCATTTCTTACCAGCTGATAGGTCCCACAGCAGGTCATATGTTTTGTTCAACTCTACTAGTTCCTCCTTTGCTCCTACGTAATCCTCTTCTGGAGTTCTATCTTCAAGATCACCTATCCTACACTTGAGCAACTCAATCGCAGAGTCTAAGTAATCCAACCCCATACAATTCCAGAGCACGTCTTTCAACTGTATCGTTGGGTCTTCTTGCTTTTTATATTCCTTCTTTATCTCTGAGAACTGAGGTCCAGAGATAACTCCTAAACGTCTAGCATACTCCCCGACTTCATACATGGTAGTGAACTCTTCATCATCACCATGACTATCCATGACACCAGCAAACTGCAAGGCTTCCTCTGCATAATCCAAACGGATATGTACTTGAGGAAACATCTCCTGTAACTTCTTGATTACAGCATATGGTGGTGACCAGGCAGTGAGGAAGTACCCTTCTGAACTTAACAAGTTAAGTGTGCCGTCTTTGTTTCTGTTGGCTTGCATATCATTTGTCGGGTCGACGGCATCCCATTTAGTATCCCAGTTATCTATCTTCCAATCACGTTCCTCTGACTCATCGATATGTGGTGGTATCGGTAAGATCTTTTCAAAACTGAAATGCTTTAGCAAGCTACCCAGTCTGTCTCCAGCCATAGCAGGTGCATCAAACACATTCTTTTCAAGAATGGTTGAACTTTGCATTGGCTTTATTATTAGTTTATTTGTTACCCAATTAGGCATGTTATCCTTTCTGTTTATTGTTTATCGAATGCGAAGAACTCAATCTTATCTTCGAGGAAGGTCACACTAAGTGCTTCAGCTTTAGGGTTATCAATCACATGGCTGAGTGCTCTGATCGGTACGTTGGTACCACCATCATCACTACCCCATGAGCTTCTCTTATTCTGCCACCAATCCTCGAACTCCATAGTGTTAGGGTTGCATTCTTCTGCATACACTATGGGTGATCTTGCCGTCTCACCTGCACGTCTGAAACGCTTCGGCATGAAGTATACACCTTCATCACCAACCATACGCACGTTAACTGGTTCCCCAGTTTCCATATGTTTCTTCTCAAACTCTATTAAGTTTCTTAGGTCATCTATATTGAATGTTAATGTCATTGTCTTTCTTCTATATAAAGAAAGCCACACCCCTAGTTGTAAGGAGTGTGGCTTTTCTCAGTTACTATTATTAGTTATGCCGCTAAGGATGCTACTGCATTCCATGCACTGTCGGTAAGCTCAAGCACCTTACCCCCTGCTTCTTCTAGCTTGCTACGTCTAGTGTAACTGCTAGCATCTTGTGCAAGTTTAGTAATGGCAGCTTGCACACCATATGCATGAGCTTCACTCTCATCCATCATAAGGAGAGACTGCTCACGCTCTGTCTCAGTCAACCCGACACGCTTGCCAACCTCTTTAAGAACAGTAGCCACATCGCCAGTTACCTTACGCTTGTGACCACGCTCTATGATTTCAGCAATCTGATCGTGGTACTTGGTATCAAGTGCTCTACGGGTTGCCTCTGCAATACATGATCTAACTGCAGCTGTCTCTGCTAGCTTGAACTCATCCCCGAATACAGGGCCGAAGTCAGTCTGTAGCTTTGCACCTTTGTGAACAAAGGATGCCTGGAACAACTTGATGTTGCCAAACGTGCATCCATTCTCACAGAAGTTATCAAAGAAGATAGCCTTGAAAGATGCAGAGCCAAGCCCTACTTCTGAGTTCGATAGCTCAAAGCCAGCAAACATTTCACGCTTACCAATCTGAGCGATAGGCTCACGAGTTATAAACTTGGTGTGTGTATTCGTATCAGTACGTCTACCACCAAGTGAACGGAACGTGTCACTGTGCTCACCAATAATTGGTAGAGCCACATCGAACACGTCATTGTCATCAACTATCTTGTACCTGTCTGACAAGAAAGCCCTCGCAGTATTGTAAGAACCTCCATCAGTAGGGGTTGCCGTAGTTCTAATGAGGGCACCTCCCTCAGTACGACTCAACTGCTTGTTGATGTTGTGAACCAACAGTTCATTCTGTCCAGTCTCATTCAACATCCTGCCGTATGGCTTCATGCCAGTCCAGTATGAGGACATCTGACCAATGAAGTGATCATTAGCAGTGAACTCATAGCCCTTGTCACCACCATCTAGAGTGACAGAATAACCTGCCCACCTATCAGTTGGAGCATCTTCTTTACTACGCCATCTTAGGCTTAGCTTATTTCTAGGGCACGCAAAGTCATGCTTGCGTGTTCTCTGCATTTGATCAATAACATCTTGGATGTCGTGATGTGCTGCTGGTTTAGCTTCTACTTCGTTTTGTAATGTTAACATAATATGCTTTCGGTATGTTTTGGTTAAAGGTTCAGCGTATCTACTGAACCAAATCTTTAGTCACACAGGGGCACTTGCTCCTGTAATTTCTTTATGATCTTGTGTGATCTATCAAGCTCACTTATTAAATCTCTTATCTTCTTTTCTTGCACACTCGTTATATCTGTAGACTTCTCTAATCTCTCACTCATCTTATTTAATGTGCCCACTAGCCCATCAAGCTCCAACTCCCGTCGTCTAATTGATTTCTCTTTAGTGTCTACGATCCACTTCAATTCATGCACCTCATCACATAGATTATTTATTATAGTTTTTTTGCGCTTATGATCTTTGATCATTCGCTTACGCCAGTTAAGAACTTTGCTTATCATTATTAATTTGGGTTAAGTTTATATCTTTGAAAGGGGTATTGATACCTTCGTCAGATGTTACGGGTTCATTTACATCTTCAACTAGAAGAGTGTAAATATTACTGTTGCCTAAGTGACCTACTATTTTAGGCTTGTCATAGTATTTATTACTCATAGACCATAGCACATGACTCATGACTCAAGTCACATGTTGAAATTAATGTGATACTCTGAGGGTCTTGAACCTCCACCACCAGTATTGATTAACAGCACACCTTATATAGAGCGTCCTCTCAGTTGTTACTGCGTTCCTGCGTAGTTGTTATCGTATGCCCGTCCTCTAATGAGGGTACATCGAGTACCATTTGAAATTGTTAAGAGCAGTTTATCACTCATGCTCAGGAGTTGGTATCCGTTTACTCATGTGATCTCAGTCTATCGGATCACAGTAAGACTGGAAGACTGATACCTTTTATCTACCAGATTGGTTTGTTTGTTTATTATTGTACCACTCTCTCCCTTATGTAATCAAAGTGTGCAAGTCTCGCACCTCACACAACTTTGTTCATACTCCTCATCCAAGTCGAGCACTCTGAATGACTCTGAGCAGTTCTAAGACTGCGGAGAGAGTTACGCCTGGTACAGGCGGGCATTGCCACAGAATATTTGCTCTCATAGTTACTTGAGTTCATCATATGGTATCCGTCCATACTAGTTGGTGACAAGCCAACGTGGATTGGTCTGAAATTGTTAAGGACAGTTTAAGCTCATGTCCAGGAGGAATGCCCGTTAGCCAGTCACCCCCGCTAACTTCTAATAATAGACTGTTACATCTACTACCCATTGAGTTCTCCAGTGGTGATCAAGCCACCTTTACTCAAAGCAAACGCATTCGGAAGAGGGTGCACTTCACTCTTTTATCCGTCCACCATATTACCCCACCAGACAATTGCCCGATGAGGTAATATGGTAGCCCTAGTTTCCTAGGGTCTACCGTTAACCTTACGCTTCAGCTAATTCAGCTTCAGCAGTCTCGAACTCAAAAGAGTTCTCGGTAATCTTAGGTTCTTCAACAAGCTCAAGGCATTTATTGACCTCCAATTGCTTGGTGAAAAACTCGTGCACAGCATCATATTTGCGATCAAATCCAGTGAAACCGAATCTCTTCAGTACTGAACACATCGCCTCCCACTGATACTTGAATGTGTCCCCATCGGGAACCATTAGATAAGTTGGCTCAACACCCTCTTTAATGTGGATGTAAGCCTGCTCAGTTAGTAAGTGCATCGCAGTTGCGATTATATCCCCGACTTTAGTTCCTCTCTGAGAGGACATGATAGTGCCAGAGCGAAAGCCCCTTACACTACCAACATTACCTTTCATAAGAGATCCAGACAATTGCCCGATGCGCACATTGTGACAATCTTGACGGATCACCTTAGCATCTTCATCCCCCTTGCCAAGTTTGCGAAGAATAGCCTCCACGTGCTTGAGAGATGGCTTAGATTTCAGTGATCCAAGACCGACATAATATGCCAGCACTGGGTTGTTCTGAATTGAAGATTTAATCTCTGCGACTACGTTCTTTTTCTTTTCCATGATATATGTTAGTTGGTATGTGACCAGATATCCCCGACCGATTGCCGAGTGTACCTGTACACACACCAACCCAGGAATCCTAGGTTGGTGTGCTACCGAGTTAACATTTGTATTCTCAAGGGGTAGGCGAATTTTCACATGACTGCCAGTGCAAAGCACCTGCCACACTACTACGATACCGAGCCATAGACTCGTTGACCCCTACCCGAAGGCGGGTTGTTCCTCACCCCACTATTCAAACCTAAAGCGTGGTATACAATAGGCATCCCCCCATCCGCCAAGGGGATTTTGGTTACCCTACCGTTTCCAATAGGTCACCCTTTATTCCAAGATAAAATACGATCTTGTTTTACACTACGCAATGATGCTCTAAGCCGAGTGCCTGTAATGCTCGGTTCAATCCAGTGATGATAGGACTAATGTCTGGATGACACTGCGACCCCATCGTCTGTTGTCAAGGCGTAGCTCACCTAGCCCGACGATCCGCATCGGGGCAAGCCTTAGCCCTGTTCATTGCAGTATATCAGGTGGTACAACCCTACAAGTAGAGCCTGCCGAAGCATAGCAATAGCTATCCACTGGTGATGTCATTCAGTATAACTAGATACCTAGTCTATGATCTTAAGAGCCGAAGCTCGGCACGCATAGACTGCGCCTATGGCATGGTATGCAATGCATGGTATGCCAAAATACTACTACTAAATTGTCATGCTAATACTTAGCGAATTTTGACTCTCTCCGATACTATTCAAAATTTCTTCTCGGTGGTGTAGAGTCTTAATTCTGACAACACAATCACTCTACTACATATTTTCATATGTTCAAGTCTTTTTTATATTATTTTATCACTTTTCTTATATTATTCTTTTAACTCATTTATAATCAACGAGTTATAAATTGAAAATAGTTTTCCCCCTAATTCAACCATACTTAACTCATTCATTATCAATGACTTATGTAACATGACTCATGGTTCATGGCTCATAAGTCATTAAGAATGAACTAGTTAATAGGATTGCAGTAAAAATGACCCTTTTCTTCTTATACTGTGGCATAGCTCACTGCACTTTTTAGCATGAATCATGTAGAATGTTGCATAAGTCGTTGAGAATGAGAGACCAGGAACACCCCACCCCTACCATAGCAACTTTTTTCCAGGAGCTGACGTAGTATATATGTGAGTGTATGAAAAAATTTGACAAAATCCATTTTCTTTGATTATATCGTAAGTATGGCTGATGCGAAAAAACAAGAATACTACGTAAATAATAAGGAAAAAAGACTCAAGTATCAACGTGAGTATTATAATAAAAACAAAGAACGGATCATTCGTAAAAAGGAATTGAAAAGAGCAGAAGACCCTGACTGGTCGCTCAGACAAAAAGAATACAATAAGAAATACTATATTAAAAACAAAGAAAAAATTAAAGAACAAAGGCAAAACAAGCGCAAACAAGAGATCTCTGAGCGGTCTATAAATCTCTGAGCGGTCGGTGCTTCATTTTACAAAAACCGCTCGTTTATAACAAATCAAAAACTATTTTATAAGGAAAACATAAGTGAAATGATTTTAGCATGTACAGTTAGAGTGAAAAGTTTCTCCAACTATGAAATGTAATTGTTTCTGTATGTAGAAACAATTGCATCAGTAAGTTAAAGAAAGTTTTATATATGGGGTGGACTTAAGTTCTTTTCTCTGCTACCTTGTCAAGAATTTACTAAAGTACCATGACCGCTCAGACAATTACAACCGCTCAGAGATTTGAGGAAGCTTTTCTGAAAGAGCCCCACAGAAAGCATATTCCAGATACACACTCATACGAGATTGATAAGAACGGTTTTGTTTATCGCAAAGGTAAGCGCATTGCTTTGCAGAAAAGAGGGACCAAGTGGTTTGCTCAAGTCTACACTAGGGCTGGGAAGAAAGTCTCTTTTGATTCTGAGCGGTTAGCTAGGGCGATCTTTGGGGAGAAGGAATATGTCTTAAACCAGAAAGACATTGAGAAGAACTATGATGTACGCCCTGTCCCTGATTTTCCTCGTTATGTAGTTACTCCTTATGGAGCTATTTATTGTATTGACCCGCCTAAGAGAGGGAGGAATGCTGGGAGGTGTTACCTCTTAAATACAACTATGAAGCCCAAGAGTTCATATGTTACGCTTTATCTTAGTGATGGGCGTAAGCGCATGAAGAGAGTTAAAGATATTGTTGCTAGTGCGTGGGGCTGATTAGCCCTTGCTGTTAAGTAAAAAAAGAATTAAATTTTAGCTGGAATGGAAGAATACAGTAGCAACAATTTAGACTCTTTAGATGGACTAGAAACTTTTGATGAAAAAGGTAAGCCTCTAGAGAGCCGAATAAAAAATGTAAAAAGCGCATGTGCAATTTTTGAAGGATTACGAAAAGCGGATGAAGGATCTTCTTATAATCGATCAAGGGTTGACGCTATGTTTGATGGGGCGAGTCCTTATAGTCAAACTCAGTTAAACACTAGTGGTCAGGGTCTTAAGACCAACTTAAACTTTGGGGAGGCTCAGAGGTTGTTAGATATTTCATTATCTTCTTACGTTGATTTGTATTCTTCCCTTGAGCGGTTAGTTGAAGTTCGGGGAACACAAGGGGAGCCCTCTGAGATAAAAGCTAAAGAAGATATTTTAGCAGAAGAGGTAACTCATTTACTAAGGACATGGCCTGAATTCCACAGCAACTACTTACGTCTTTGCACTACGTTCATTAAACATGGGGTAAGCCTAGCTTATTTTGACACACCCGATGAATGGAAATTTAGGGTTGGGGGTTTTGCTGACGTGCTTATTCCAAGGCAGACTCCTTCTTCGGAGAATCTAATTGATGTTGCTGTAGGTCGGAGGGAATACCACTTGCACGAGTTGTTTGGGTATATCCGAAACAAAGAAGCTGCCGAAAAAGTTGGTTGGGATGTTGAAGAAGTAAAAAGAGTTTTAATAAAAAATGCTACGAGTGATGGTCGCTCAGATAGGCATTACGACGATTGGGAGACTTTACAGAAAGAACTTAAGAACAACGATATTTACGAGGGCTATCAGAATCCAACTATATCAGTTTTGCATTTTTGGGTGCGAGAGTTAGATGGCACTGTTTCTCATTATATTTGTGCTGAGAAATCTCCTAAAGATTTTATGTATAAGAAGCTCTCTCGCTATGAAAAGCCTGAGCAAGCTTTTGTAATGTTTACGTATGGAGTTGGTTCCAACGGAACGTATCATTCAGTCAGAGGATTAGGGCATCGCATATTTAATCATATTCAAACGAGTAATCGGTTGAGGTGCCAAATGGTAGATGGAGCAATGTTAGCCTCTGCTGTAATGATACAACCTGATTCCCAAAGGTCTTTAGACGAATTAGGTTTCACGTATTACGGAGCTTACGCTATACTATCTCCAGGTGTCAACTTGGTAGAGAAGGCTGTCCCAAATTTAAGTAATTCTGTTCAGCCTGCGTTAAATGACATAGGCAATCAGTTAGCGAGAAACACTGATACAGTAAGTACTTATGGCTCTGAGCAGAGCTCACCATATAGAAACCAGATGCAGGTTGTTGCAGACATGGATGTCACTACTCGCTTATCGGGTGCTTCATTGAACCTGTTTTATGCTTCATGGAACAGGTTACTTCGAGAGGTTGTGCGTAGGATTGTTGTAGGAAAGACTAATGATCCATTGTTGAAAGATTTTTACATGCGCTGTGAGGCACGAGGCATTGACCGTGGGTTTATAAGCACGTTAGATACTGAGAGGACGAAGGCAGTGAGGTCGATAGGTAATGGTTCATATGCGAATAGGCTTGTTGCATTGAGGGAGTTGCAGGGAATAAGTGGATCATTTGATGATGTGGGCAGGCGTAATTTGACTCGTGACATTGTATCGACACGGGTGGGTCATGATTTAGCTGATAGGTATACACCTCAGCAGGAGGGTGCTAGGCCGACAGTGGACAACAAGATAGCCTTCTTAGAGAATAAAGAATTGATGGCAGGGCAACCTGTACCTGTTGAGAGTAACGAGCTACATGGTGTGCATTTGCAGGTTCATGTTCCAGAGTTGAATCAGATGATTGAGCAGTTGAACATGGGTGTTGCTGACCCTGTGCAGGCGTTACCAGCGTTGCAGGCATTTTACCAGCATATATCGGAGACAGCGCAGCAAGTGGCAAATGACCCTACTATGGAGGGTTTATTGGGGCAAACTAAGCAAGTGCTACAATTTGCAGAGGAGATGATTAATAATACAAGCAAGCAAGTTCAGAAGATGGAGCGTGATGCCATGCAGGCTCAGCAAGAAGCTCAAGGTGCTCAAGGTGCTCCTGAAGGCCAACCTCAGCAAGAGGGTTCTGTCGAGATGTCAGCTAAAGTTCAGGAGCACCAGATGAAAATGCAGATGGCTCAACAGAAAGCAGAACTTGACATGCAGATTAAGCAGGCCAAGTTTGAGCAGGAGCAAGCTATTCGTGATGCGGAGAACGTCATGAAGTTGCGAGAAAAGATTTAATATATGCCAAAAGAAATAACTGCACCGATTCCATTGGATAGGTGGTTTAAAGATGTCAAAAAAATTGAGGAGTTGCGAGGAGTCTTGGAATCTGAGGCTTTCCAAACGGCAGCAGCTACGCTCAAAGAAGTTGCAGGACCAACCTACGGGACAATTGGATCTGATGTTCATGGAAATAGCAATCGATTGTCCTGGTATGCTGGATACCGTGATGCTTTTGAAGATTTACACAAACTGACACAGTTTAAAGGAAATAAAACCACACCTTATCAAGCCGAAGAATGGACACACATACAGACACAGCAGTAGCAGAAGCCTCACCAGAAACTGGAGTTGATGCATTACCCGATGCTTCTGGAGATAACCTTGGGTTTCAAGGTGCTTTAGAAGCTGCTTTATCTAAATTGGAGAATCCTCCAGCAGTTGAGGCACCCCCAGAGCAACCAGAGCAACCAGAGCAACCAGAGCAACCAGAGGCAACAGAAGAAATTACTGAAGCAAAAGAGCCTAATGAGGAGTCAACGGAAAAAGTTACTGAAGAGAAAGTTGAAGCTGAAGATTCAGCAGATAAAGAAACTTCAGAACCTAAAGATGCGTTAGACAGCTTATCGGAGGAGTTAGATGACTGGACACCGAAAGCTGCGAGCAGATTTAAACAATTAAAATCTGAATTAAAAAGTAATCAGACCGAGGTAGAGCAGTTGAGGCAACAGCTTAAGGAGCAATCATCAAAGATTGATGAGATGAATGGTCTTGTTGAGAATAAAGATGTGGATGCTTTGCAGGAGAAGTTATCTGTTTATGAAAAGGAAAGAGCTTTTACAGATCTTGAATCAACTGAAGCATATCAGCAAGCTATTACAGAACCATTAGCGGCTCTATTGGAGCATGTGTCAGCGCTTGCTGATCATTATGATGTTAACACAGATGCGTTGATTGATATTGTTGCGATGGATAATGCTACGGAACAAGATGCTGCGTTGAAGCGTTATTTACCTACAGCGAGTGAACGGGATAAAGCTAGGTTGTATAGGATTATAGAGGACATTGATCCGATATTAGCTAGACGTGGGGAGTTAGTTGAGAATGCTGAGCAAGCTTTGTCGGAAGCCAAAGCGATGGAGGAGCAGAAGATGAATGAAGTTAGGGCTGAAAATGCTCGTGTTAGACAGAATGTGGCTAAGTCCGTGGTAGAAAAAGTGCAGGAGAAGTTACCTTTTTTGAAAGGGATAGAGGATTTGGACATGTCTACTGTACAGGAAACTATTGCTGACATTGATCCTTCTGTAATGCACCCTGTAGATTTTGCTTATGGCAATGTAGCTTCTAAGATTCTACCTAATATTGTTAGGGAATTAATGAAAAGTAGAAAGACAAACGATGATTTGTTAGAAAAGCTATCAAGTTATGAGAGTGCAGAGCCGACGATGTCGGGATCACCTACTTCAAGTGAGGGCAAAACAACAGCTAGTATGAGTTTTTCAGAAGCTGTTGATGCAGCTTTCGGATAAGATTTATGAAAAAACTAAAGTTAATACCAATATTCGGGCTAATCCTTTTAGCATTAAGTAATGTTTCATGTGAGAGTATCAATGCAGGTGCGGGTGTTCCTGTACCTTTTACTTCTGGCGCTGGTGGTGCTCCTGTGAGAGTGTCCCTTGATGTACAAGCTAAGGTGCTTCCACCGAAGTTTTGCATTGGGCTAGATGTTAAAGAGTAGCCCCTTGTAATACATAAATTATCTGTTAATTTATGTATTATGCCAGGTAAACAAAAAAAGAATCCTAACCCATTAAGGGAGATTAAGGATATGATACATAGGCTTAGTGGCAAGTATGGCACTAGAGCTGAAGAAGAGCAGTATGCAAGGGAAATAGAATCTGATCCTTTTTATCAATCTCTTCAAAGAATTGAAGAAGGGGAGCTACAAGCGGTTCAGCGGGCTGACGCTTTAGACAAAGAGCGTAAGAAAATAGAAAAGAAGAAGGGGAAACTTAAGCCTAAGACTGGTTTCTTTAAAGAGATGCAGAAAGAGGCGCTTGATGAGGGTGTGGAGGAATTTAATAAAACGAAAAAGGAAAAACAGGCGGATGAGAAGGCTAAGGAGGAATTTAATAAAAGGGTAAACAAAGCTTATGAAGAGGACAAAGTGTTGAAACGTCTTAAAAACATTGAAAGCTGGTTAGAAAGAAATCGTATATCTCCAAGTGATCCTTATAACTTTTAAATATGCCTACTAAACCAAAATCATATTCAAAGCCAAAGCCAAAGCCAAAACCAAAACCATGAAAGTAGGCGATAAAGAATTTGAGCCTCATCCGATGTTTGAGCCTAAGACTGGAAAGTCTATGTTGGCTGAGACAATGGAGGAACATTTGATTTTCAAAGAGCTAGGTCTAGTTCATGAAGACGAGTTAGATGAAAAGCATAAAGGTAAAGCCAAGAAAGGTGGAGCTATTGTTATTTCATTTATGGATGCCGTTGAGGATGGTGTGAAGAAAAGTAGTTGATTATACGTTTATCTAGACATTAGGTTTCTTACAGGATGGAACCAGAAAAATCAATTCTTAAAGAGTTCCTTAATGGGGGGTGGCTTGTACCTCTCATTGGAGCGGCTGCCATGTTTGCTAGGCTATTATCAGGGCAGAATGAGTTAAGTGTAAAACAACAATTCAAAAGGATAGTGACAGCCATACTAGCGTCGGGTATTGCATGGTTTATCTTAGAACAGACAGATGTTTCTTCATTAACAAAAGCAATTACGTACGGAATAATTGGAGTAGTTAGTCCTGAAGTTATAGGAGGCTTAGTTAGGCTTGGGCAAAAGTTTGAGAAAAACCCAGAGCAGTTTATAAAAAAATGAAACCAAAGATAATAGTATACTTTTTAGCAGCAATAGTTTTTTCATTTGTTATAAAAGGATTCCTTTTACATAAAGACATACAAGAAACTTTAAAGGACAATGCAAGACAACAAGAAGCTGCAACAATGGAAATTGGCATGTGTTTTGACTGGTACGGGGTCATTATTGTAAACTCAGTAGTTAAGGTATCTACTGGTTTAATAACCCCTGAGATGATGATTGAGACATTAGAGGAGGAAAGAGCAAACAAAAATGAATATCTAAGACTTTATAAGCCAACAATAACAGAATCAGAAAAAGAAGACGCTGAATTTGTATTTAGACAGGACAAAAAAATAGCCTACTTAGTAGATACACTTATACAACTTGCAAAGAACAATAATTTAGAAGGCATTTCTGAACTTATACCACCCATGTATGATCTCACCGACCCCACGATTGAGGCTATTAACAATCTGATTGACGCAAAGATGTACTATAATGAAGCGCAGAGTGATTTACTTAACGGTAAGCTTGAATCCTTTTCTGACTTCTTATGGTTATTACTTATGCTGTCAGGGGTTTTATGTATAGGTGTTTCCTTTAGCAAGGGGTGTAAATAAGAGGACAACATTGATAGCCTTTCTGACAAGTTAATCCTTATTTGCATATTTATATTTTTAAGGTTATCTTTTTGTAGTTATACGAGTCGGTTGCTCTAGCCATTAATTAGTTCAGTCTTTTATAACCAAAACAATTAACGAATTTTGTAGGTTGCTCTAGCCTTAAATAGTTCTAGTAAGCAAGATTCACCATAACTTGAAATTAGATCGCTCACCGACCGAAAGGGGAGTGGTCTGCACTTACTTAACTTAACTTAAAAATTAGAAACTAAATAAAATGGCTTTTGGACCTCCAGGAACTTTATCAAACGTCGGAAACGACGGTGCTACAGATGCAATTAACACGATACTAACCCAAGAAGCAGGTAGGATTGGCGCTGACATACATAAGGCAACTCTCCATACTAGTCCTTGGATAGACTTAATCAAACAATCCACATTCCCAGAAGGTATGGGGTACACTCTTAGTACGCTTATCTATGACCGCTCGTTACCAATCACTCCCTTATCACACGACTTAGGCGATGGCTCAGGGCAGTCTGTGGGAACTAACTGGTCAGCCGTCGGAACTACACAAGCATCTGCTAAACGTGGTTTCACAGCAAACCAGACGGAGACTACTAACTCTCTTCCAACTGAAGATGCTAATGTTAATATTATCGACTTCTCTAAAGAGATGAAAACTTACAGCCTAAGTAGGGCTGTTATTGAATCTCCACGTATTAACGTAGAGGAGCTTCGTTATGCGGCTCATCGGACAGAGCAACTCCGTGCAATTATGGACTTGCTTAAAGAGTCTACTCGCTCTTCATGGGAGTCTCGTTATCGTCAGCAGTATGATAAGCAGTGCGACAATATCGTTTATGCTAAAACTGCCTCATCTATCTTCGCTACTGGCGGAGAAGGCAAGCCAACCACAACTAATGATTCAAGTGAAACTGCTCTTGATGTTGATGCAGCTACTACTGCTGGTGGTGATGGTGGAACTGGTGATGATGTAGTCGATACTGATGCTAACATCTCAAATGGTCTTCTTGATAAGATTTATTACCAGCTTGTCCGTAAAGGTGCTGGCACTAATGCTTATGGGCGTGAGAATGGCAGACCAGTATTTACATTGGTTTGTTCTTCAGAAGCTTCTTATCAGCTTCAAACTGAAGCAGGATTCCGTGATGATGTGCGTTATAACAACGCTAAAGTTTCGGACCTCATTGCTCCATTGGGTGTTGAGAAATCTTTCAGAGGTTTCTACCACTTGATTGACGATATGGCTCCTCGTTTCAACCTTGCACTATCTAGTGACAATCTTGTTGAGGTTCCTGTTTATGATGTTGATACCACTAACGACAAAGTTAGAATTAACCCAAACTATGACAGTGCTGATGTTGAAGCAGCTTACATTCTTCACCAAGACGTAATGGAATCTTTGATCCCTGCACCACTTAGTGGTGGTAATGGGCTTTCTTTTGATCCCGTTAGCTATAAGGGAGAATTCAAGTGGACTAACATCCCTGATGTTGTGCGTAACCCAGATGGAACAATTGGTTTCTTCAGAGGCATTATGGCTTCTGCATCTAAGCCAATTAAGACAGACTTTGGTTATGTGATCCTCTTCAAGAGATCATCGACTACACCAGCTGCTATATAATCTAAAGTGGGGTTCCTGTAAAAGGGAACCCCACATAATATTAATTTTAACTATTAAAAAATTATGCCAACTTTAGATGATACAACAACACTACAAAAAAATGTAGCTATTGCCGCTAACGATAGTCTCGTTATTTCCAACAAAGATTCAACTGGGAGTAGTTTAATACAGCAAGTTCCTGCTGCTCAAATTATAGGGGGATATAGCCATGCTTGGCTGTTCAACTTTAATAGTGCAACATACGCTGTTGATGCTACTTCTGCGACTGTTGATCTAGTTACCTTCTCATCTACTCACCGTGTAGATAAAGCTGCTTGTGTTGTAACAACAGCGTTTAACCCTAGTGGGACGGCTGTTATTGATGTCGGAATTCAGGATGAAGATACTGACGACTACATTGATAATCTAGATATGAAAACTGTTGGGTTCACTAAGAATAGTGGTGATGCCGTTGAAACCCCTGCGGAGGACGCTGCTTCAGCCGTAAGCGACCCTACGGACGCAGACACTCTACGTGTGACGTTTACTAACGGAGGTAGTCAAAACTTGAGTACCGCAACTACAGGCCAGCTTGTTCTTCTTGTGAATGTAATAGATATTAACGACTATGTTGATATTATTCCTGCACAATAAAGAGTAAGACAACAAATCACAATAATCCCCGATCCTCTTGATAAAGTAGGGGATCGGGGTTATTTTTGTACAAATATTTAAAATTATGCCACAAGTAGGAAACAAACAATTTGATTATGATGAAGAAGGTATGGCCGCTGCGAATGCAGCAGCTTCTAATACTGGACAAGAAGTTGCTATGTCTAACGACCCTGCATCATATATGGGAGACATGGATTCACGTTTAGCCGCCGCAACTGATCTTTTGTCAGCAGCTGAAGAAGAGCTACCTAGAGAAGAGGTGCTTGAAGAAGCTGATAATGAAGAACCTGAAGGAGAAATCAACATTGAGATAATAACTTCAATATTCGAATATATGAACGACAGATCTCCAAATATGGAAGATCCTAACGATGTAGCTGAAGTTGAGTTAATTAAAAATACCATAACTCCAGACATGGCAGAAGACTTGCAAAACCAAGAGATATCTTTAGTAGATGCGGTCTTACAAGTTCATAGGGCTAAAGAATTAGGTGATGTAGCTCCTGTGGAAGAGGCAGGGGAAGAAGAAAACCAAACATTTTTTACATAATTATGGCTCAGACATTATCAGGGGTTTCAATAAACTCTAAAATTATTGCCACCGCGGCTACTCAAGGAACTAATATTCAAAATGATATTAGGGTAGGAAGGTCTTTGAGTCAGTCAATTGCTACGACTTATGCAGATATTGTTTATTCTGTTAAGTTTACAGCGAACGCTAATGGGGATGTTGTCGTGTGGGATTTAGATTTACATAAGTTTACAGCTAATGCTTCTGATAGTCCTACTGCTCTCGACAGAACGGGGCACACCTTTACAGGTTTTGCTGCAAACAATGGAACTCCAGGCACACCAACAGACCTTTTTGGTGATACATTGCCTACTGCTTCTAGCGTTGTAGCTATGATGTATGAAACAGATTCGAGCAACGCTGGAAATATAACATGTGTGGCAGATGATGTTAAGTTCGGGAACATCACTTTAGCAGGGGGCTCTGGCACTGGAGCTACTGGAGCACACACCCGTTCCGCTTTGCTAGTTCCTAGAGCAGATCCTTCTGGCGTTAATATTACAATAACTTTTGCGAACAGTGGGGATGACTTGACTGTTCTAGTCTTAGCGAAAGAATAAGTTTATGGCTTTATCCTCTAATAGGAGACAAAGAATTATAGAATTCGCTACTCCTAAAGTAGCGGATTTGGTGGTAGTTGAGTTAGTTGATGCGAGTAAAAATTTAGGGTCTGCTGATGCAGCTGATAACACATCTTATGGCACAGCGCACCCAGACACTGCTAATTTTCCCAACCATAAATTATCGCTAATTAAAAATGGGGACAAAGACCAAGGCCAGTTTCAGTTATGGTATTATGTTGTAGATAGAGCAGATCAAGATGAATATAACTGGGAGTTTAGATCTGCTGGAGCAGGGTCTAGGTATGACACTGTTATCAGAACTTATGTAACTTTAAGGACTTCTTATGATGAAGCTACTCCTGCAATTAGTTCTAGTATGCCCTCAAGAGAGGCCGATCCTTTTACGACAAATGCGGTTGGTTTTGACCCTGAGTATATTTTATTTGAAAGGAGACAGGTAAGGGCAGGCGACGAAACTTTAGACTCTTTATATGTTATTGAGCAACAAGTTTTTATTAAAAAGATTCCTGTTAGGAATATAAGAACTGATGATTCCTTTGCTTATGACATAACACTTCATGAGGACACTTCTAATTCTACAGAGGATAGAGGAACTGCTACAGATCCTTCTAAAGGAGCTCTTTTAGATAAAGAAACTTTGTTTTATAAAACGGAAACAATAAAAGCTACTACTGTTTTTGCGACGACTGATGATGCTGAGACGACGGTATCAACTACAGGAGCTGTTAATGCCTTAACAGCTTTTAGAGATCCTGATCTTACTTATGCTACAGGAATTACTCCTATTGGAACTTCTAATTTTTGGGGCACAGATGAACTAGGCATTCAACGTGAGGGAAAACAGTTGTCAGATAATTGGTATGTTCTTTTTGAAAGACAAGTAGTGCCTCCTGTAGACACTACTAATGTTACTGACAAGAGTAATCCTGGGGAAGTAGTTCTAGAGAAGTATCAGACAAATGAAACATATACTTGGCCTGCTGTTCTTAACGACCTAGATCCCACGGATGGTAATCAAGATGGTATTATAGGGTACTCTTGGAAAAGGCGTAAAGGAGGTAGTGACACTGTTGTTTTTCCGACATTTAAGAGGGATACTTGGACTGGGCCTACTAAAACAATTAGAGAAAAGATCTGGCGCAAGAAACAATGGAGTACTTCAGAGCTTACAGATCTACAACCTATGCAGCCACTTCCAATTAACTTTGTAACTCCACTGATTAAGACAAATGTTAAGCAGACTTTGCATAAAGCTTTATTTTTAGGTGTTAGCACAGGAACTGAGCACCCTATATACAACAACGAAGTAGTTCAATTTAACTACGGTAGAACTAACTATACTGATTGGCCCGCAAGTTTAGTTGTTTCTGATTCTCAACAACCTTTTAGAGGTGGTTATGTAAGGACAAAAATAACAGTACACGCCCCTAACATAACCGTACAAGACCCCACTTACGCAGCAGATCCAAGTTAAGATATGGACGAAAAAGAATTTCCTCAGAGCCCAAGACACACTATTGAAGGGGAAGGTAATATTGAAAATTGGGACTATAAATTTGGTCCTGGCCAAGACGTTCCTTTTGAAAATAGTTTTGGAGGGCAAGGGGATATACAAGTTTTCCCCCAAGGCAATGAAGGCAACAAGTTATACCATCCCTATGAGTTAGAGTACCATGTGGGTGATGACGATGAGACTGAGTTAAGATGTTATTATGGAACTATGTTTTATAGTATTAATGCAATTCAAACTGAGGGATTTACTGTTAGCTCTACTACTTATTTTGGGATTAAAGGACAGAGTTTAATTGCAGGTTTAGGAAGTATAGACCCAGCGAGTTTTATTGATCAAGATAAAGGATCTACTACAAAGTATTGTAAGTTACGGACAGGCAAGCTTCAACCAAATGGCGAGCCCCCACCCAATTCCTATGGGACTGTTTATTTAAGATTTTTTGTTGATGCCCCTAATCATAAAGTTACGGCAGCAGATATTAAGTTTCTTCCTAAAGGACAAGAGCTTGAGGAAGAAGAACCTTGTGGGGTTTTAGAAAAAGTAAATAACAAGCTACTTAGAAAAGCCCCTAACATAGGTAGATATCACTTAAAGATTGGTTCTTTTAATTCACCCCAAGATTCTGGCATTCAGATTACGCAGTCTTTAGAAGACCATGTGTATTATGCGGCTACAATTGTAGATAATTCAGAAGCCCCCGCTGGAAGTGATGGGGGCGATTATTCTTTTACAACAGTGCCACCAGAAGAGTCTACGTCTACAGAGACTTTTGATGCCCCACCAGTTAACCCTGACCCTGACGTAAATGTCCAATCACCTCAACCAACTTCTTTAGGAGGTTCATCAACCAACCAACCTGAAGGAGTTAGTCTAAGGCCAGGTTTTGATACTATTGTAGATGAAGTAAATGCTAGACCTAGCCAAAGAACTCTTAGGCCAGGCTTTGACACTATAGTTGAAGACATAAATGCTATTCCCACCGTTGATACAGGGTCTACTGCTTTTGGTGGCACAGGAGCAGCTGGTAGTGCAGGAACCTCGGATACCACAGGTTATGTAGACACAGGAGATCTTCCTGATAATCTAGAGTCTTCTTACAGTCAGCAAACTGAATCACCTCAAGGAAGTGCTGGGGGCAGTGCTACATCTACTTCTTATTCTAATACTACATAAACATTTGTGGATTCTTTGGGCAATAAAACGCTTACAGATTGGTTTGACCGTATTTTTGTTATTAACAGGTATGATAGGCCAGACAGATTAAATAATTTTTTTGATCATATTGAGCTTGAAGGTTTAGCCGATAGGTCAGAAGTCACTGTTTACTCAGCCATTATAGGAGACGAAACCTCCTGCCCGTCTTATTTTAAGAGTGGTAATGCTGCTTGGGGGTGCTTTAGATCGCATAGTAATGTGGTTGAGGGGGTTATAATGGAGAAAACTACTCTAGGGGAAGGTTTAAATTCTATATTAATCCTAGAAGACGATGTCGAGTTCATTCAAAGCCCTCTTGATTTGTTAAACCAATTTATGAGTAATGTCCCTAAAGACTGGGATCAAATATATTTAGGGGGTCAACACAGGATTGCTCCCCTGGACACTAAAATTAATTGTGTAAAAAGGGGAGTAAGTGTTAACAGAGGCCATGCTTACGCCTTAAATAGTAAGGCTTACAGTAAATTTTACTCCCACATTAATCAGGCTAGTGATTATTTTAATAAAAAAAGCCACCATTTTGATCATCAGTTAGAAGTCGCACACAGGAGACAAGAATGGAATGTGTACTGCCCCCCTATTTGGTTAGCAGGGCAGTGCGCTGGAATGAGTAATATATGTAATTCTCAGTTAAAAGCTCGTAATTGGCATTAGTTCATGGGTTGAATTGCTTTGTAAAGCCCTTATATTTAACATACTGTGCCAGCTAAAACTACAGAACAACTATTCGCCACCCATTCTCAATATTTAGACGCTTCTGCTTCTGAGCAAGAAGATTTCCGTAATGCTTTAAACGAGGTTATGCCTCGTATTTATAAGATGGGGTATTGGCGTGAAATGCTTGTTGAACATACGCAAGATGCTTCAGATGGTTATGTATCCCTTCCGCAAGATACCGACTCAATAGTAGCTGGAATACTAGATGACAACCCATTACCTGTCCATTCTTTGTGGCACGACTATAAAATGGTAGGGACTAACTCTCAAGATGACACTTTATTGGGGGCTTTTATTGATGATGGCTACGCCCCTACTTATAGAGATATAAAAACTGCTTATGCGTACCAGCTTGAGCTTCAAGCCATAAAAAACTATCAAAATACTTTACCTACTGATCCCTTTACTGTGGACGTTTTATACGAGGGTTCTACTACTGGAGATGGTTTTATGGACTTTAAGTTGAATGAAACAACCACAGCAGATACGGGATCTGGAGTTAATATATCTAGTATAAAACAAATAACTTACAACAAAATCCCTGATGGATACACTGTAAGGGTTATAGCAGATCCTTTCGATGATAGTTTTGATGCTGTTACTTTAGCTGACTTAAATAGTGGATCTGGGAGTGTACGCTATAGGAGGTTTAGAATAGGTGGTACTAATTCTTCTTCATCGGCTCACATGCTTTTAAAGCGTAAATGGGTAGATGTTGATAGTACTACTGATTTAGTACACATGCCCTCTAACTCTCTTTTGAAGCATGCCCTTTTAGCAAAGTTAGCAGAGGATAACGCAGATTTACAAAGAGCGCAGTACCATTGGGGGACTGTGGCACAACTTTTAGAAGAAGATACTGACTCTTATAGAGGAGCAGCTAAACCAACTTTGAAGATAGCTCCAGGTGGCGTTGGTGGTGGTATATCTGGAATGTATTAACAATTTTAATAACTAAACAAACAAATTATATTATGGCTGAAAACAGAACATTAAAAGGAATATACGGAGAAGCAGGAGCTGCTTATGTTACTCATGGTAACACAATAACTGGAGAGTTTTGTGCTATTACTTCTTTGCACGACACTACTAACATAACCTTGACTTGGTCTGAATTAAATAAAGATATTCAAGGAGATGCTATAGCAAACACAACAGCGTTTTCAACGGTTACTGTTCCAGCAGGGGTAACTATTTATGGGCAATTTACTAGTGTTGTTATTGGTAGTACATCCAGTACTACTGGAAAAGCAATAGCATATAATGCTTCTAAGTAATCATGTCCGAAATATCACCCATAGAATTAAAGAGGGGTAAATCAGTTAATATATCTTTAGCGTTTGCCCCAAGTAGTGCAACGCCTGTTGCAAATGGGTCTGCTTCAGCAGGAGCAGATACTGTAACGATTGATGCTTTGGATAAGTTTATGCCAGCAGGTACTACTGTTTTATTTTCAAGTGGGGCTACTATTATACTATCACAAGACGCACTTGTAGGAACAACTACCTTAACTTCTGATGGATCTAGTGCTAATGACCTTAGTGCTAACATCGCAGATGATGAAACGGCTGTTGTCCCTTCTAAAAACTTTTATACCTCAGATGCTCAGTTTACTGCAAAATTAGTTTTGCGTAGGAAGATAGGTAACTCTTTTAATGGACCTGAAGTAGATACACTGACTAGTAACACAAGTGGTAGTAATCAAAACTCTTCAGGTAGAATACGTTTTCCAAACATTGGAAGCACGAGCAGTTTACCTAACATAGTCCTTTATTGGAGTGGTGCTGAATCAACTGCATTACCTAACGAAGATGTTACAGTCTTTGGGGACTTACAAATAACAGATACTGATGTGGCCTCTACAGAAGCAATACACTCAATAAGATTAAGATTTGATATCAAAGCAGAAATTATATAATGGCTGACCAAGTAGTTAAAATAACCGAAGTAACGAACACTATATCTGCGAGCCTCAATGATGGCTCGTATAATCTTTTAGCGGGTGGTACTATCGGAGGCAACCTACAATTAGGAGGTACTTTAACTGTAGGGGTCAATGATTTAGGTCACGACGTAAAGTTCTTTGGAGCTACAAGTGGTAAGTATTTACAGTGGGATGAGAGTGCGGATAAGCTGATCATAGCGGGGGATTTGGATGTAACAGGAACCACGACTTCTTTTAACAGCACGGTGGTCACGATTGACGACCCTGTATTCACCATAGGTGGTGACACGGCTCCTTCATCTGATGACAATAAAGATAGAGGTATTGAGTTCCGTTACCATGATGGTTCTAATCCAAAGGTAGGTTTCTTTGGTTACGACGATTCTGAAAGTGCTTTTACATTTTTAACTGCGGCTACAAACAGCTCAGAAGTTTTTAGTGGTACGTTAGGTAATTTAAAAGTTAACACTGTTTATCATGGTGACGGTACTGCTTCATCTCCAAGTGTTAGATTTAATTTAGATACCGACACAGGAATATTCCGACCGACGGCCAACACTTTAGCATTTACCGCAGGTGGTACTGAAAGATTGCGCCTTCATTCCGACGGCCGTTTAACGATTGGTGGAACAGCAGGGCAAGCAATGCTTCAGCTTGAAGGTGGAGATGTTCGTGTAGATAACACAAGATCCTTCTTAACAGAAACAGCAGGTGGTGGAGTTATATCTGCTGTCTCAATGAACTCTTCCGATAACCTTACATTTGGTGATGGCAACTTTGTCATTGATGTAACAGGTACAGCGGAAAGAATGAGGCTAGACAGTAGTGGTCATTTAGGAATCGGAACAGGTAGCACAGTAAACGCTCAACTTCATGTTAAATCAACAGGGAATGGAGAGGTTGAAATCGAAAGAGCATCAGGTGCTTTAATTAATTTACAAGCTCAAGCAGCAAGAGGTGTAATTGGCACAGACTCAAACCATGAGTTGCAATTAAAAACTAACGCTGGTACTAGAATGACACTTAGTACATCTGGCTCAGTAGAATTTGCTGGCACAGGCGGTGGGGCTACTACAATAGGCTCACATATAGATTTAGGGGATAACCAAAAAGTAAGGCTTGGTGCAAGTGACGATTTACAACTTTATCATGATGGGACTCATTCTTATGTTTCTAATACTCAAAACGCTGGAAACCTAATAATTGAAAATGGGGGCAATGACCATGACATAGTTTTCCGCTGCGATGATGGTTCTGGTGGTGTAGAAACCTATTTCTATTTAGATGGATCTTTAGCTGACGGGACTAACGTCTACACAAGATTCCCTGACCAAAGTAAGATACTATTAGGTACAGGCGGGGACATGGGTCTATGGCACGATGGTAGTAATTCATATTTATCATCTTCCACAGGTGATTTGGTATTTTATAATTCCGCAGACGATAAAGACATAATTTTCCAATCGGATGACGGTAGCGGAGGTTTAGCTACATACTTCCGTTTAGATGGTGGTGCGTCTGCGTCTGGATTTCCGCAGACAATAGTTCCAGACAACGCATCTATTCGTTTTGGTGATGACGGCGACCTACTTATATATCACTCAGGAGCTGAGTCTGAAATTAGAAACTTCACTGGAGATTTACGAATCGTTAACAGAGCAGACGATAAAGATATTATATTTCAAAGTGATAATGGGTCGGGTGGAGAAGAAACCTATTTCTTTTTAGATGGATCTAAATCTACAGGAGATCCATATACAATCTTCCCAAACAATTCTTTCTTAGGTTTTGGAGATGCTGGAAACTTACTCATAAGGCACACTGGTCTAGGGGCTAGTATACAAAACAATGGTGGGGATATTGACATCACACAAAACACTAATGATGGTGATATAAGGTTTTATTGTGATGATGGCTCTGGCGGAACGGCAGAATATTTCCGTTTTGACGGTGGGTTAGCACATACAGTTGCCTCTAAGCACATTAGATTTGGAGACAATGTTATTGCACGTTTCGGAAATGGTAATGATGCATCATTATACCACACTGGTACTGATACTATATTTGAGAATACTAATGGTGATTTATACATTAAAAACCATGCAGATGATAAAGATATAATTTTTCAAAGTGATTACGGTGATGGCAGTGTTGCAACTTACTTTAGATTAGATGGAAGTTTCGGAGGGGCAGGTTACCCAACAACATTATTCCCTAATGACTCATCATTAAGGTTTGGTAACAGTGGCAATTTACAGATAATCAACAATGGCACTGATTCATACATTCAGGAAAACAACGGTGACCTTTACATAAGACAAAGCACAGACGACAAGGATATTATATTTCAATCAGACGATGGTAGTGGTGGAGTAGAAACTTATTTCTACTTAGATGGTTCATTGTCAAGTGGAGAGCCTAACACAGTTTTCCCAGATAATGCGCATTTACGTTTTGGAACTGGTGCTGATTTTGGTTTAGTACATGATGGCAGTCATACTTATATAAATAATTCTACTGGTAACCTATACATAACCAACAACGCTGATGATAAAGATATTGTTTTCCGAAGCGACGATGGGTCAGGTGGGAATGAAACCTATTTCTACTTAGATGGGTCAGCTTCAAGTGGTAATCCTATTACAGTGTTTCCTGATAATTCAATATTACAAATAGGAGGTGATTTTGATTTAAGAATTTCACATGATGGGACTGATTCGACTATAAACAACTACACAGGAGATTTAATCATTAAAAATTCTGCCGATGATAAAGATATAATTTTTTCATGTGATGATGGCAGTGGTGGCAACGAAACCTACTTCTATTTAGATGGTTCTGCATCTTCTGGTAACCCTTTCACGGTCTTCCCTGACCTTAGTGAACTTGCTTTTGGTGACAGTAGAGATCTTAGAATTAAACATACTAGTTCAGATAGTTATATTAGTAACTATACGGGAGACTTATATATCCGTAATGATGCTACTGACAAAGACATAGTCTTCCAGTCTGATGATGGTTCTGGTGGAATGACTCAATATATAAGGATCGATGGTTCGGCAGGAATGACGCAATTCGATAAAGACACTAAACATGCAGATACTATAAAAGCTACTTTTGGAAATAGTGGCGATCTAGAAATCTATCACGGTGGAGGTAGTAGTTTTATAAAAGACGATGGTGACGGAGGTTTATATCTCCAAACAAACGGCCCTGCTATTTACTTCCAAGATACTGATGGTAATGGACTAGCACAGTTTACCGATGGTGGTTCTTGTTTTTTAATGCACAACGGGTCTACTAAGTTACATACAACTGCTGCTGGTGTAACGATAACTGGTGACCTAACAGTTTCAGGTAGTACGAACCAAACATTCAACGACGTTACAGTTAACGGCAACCTAACAGTAAGTGGCACAACGACTACTATAGACACGGCAAATCTGACGGTTGAGGACAAGAACATTATCATAGGTAATGTATCTAGCCCATCTGATACAACGGCTGATGGTGGTGGATTTACTTTAAAAGGTGCTAGTGATTATACAATCAACTGGACTAATTCAACTAACTCATGGCACTTTAACCAAGGGATTACAGTTGGAGTGGATGATACAGGGCATGACGTAAAGTTTTTCGGAGCTACGAGTGGTAAGTATTTACTTTGGGACGAGAGTGCTGACGCTTTAGAGTTCGCAGATAACACTTACTTGACGCTTGGAAATGACGGTACTGCGGATTTCTACATGACCCACAATGGTACGGATACAAAGATTGTTAACCAAACGGGGGATCTTTATATCTCCAATGGCACGGATAATAAGGACATTATCTTCCAATGCGACGATGGTAGTGGCGGTACAGCAACGTACTTTTATCTTGATGGTTCTGTAGCTGA